ATGTTTTACATTAAAGGAACAATAAAAGACGACAAGATAGAAAACTTCACTCGCAAAGACGGAACACCCGGCCAAAAGCGCTTGCTTTACGTCGAGCCATTAAACAGCATTTATCCGATAACCGTTAATGTGCCTCTAAACAAGGACTACGGCAAAATCGGCGCAAAGGTGGAAGTTGAGGTAAAAGTTTACCCCTTCTCTTTCGTCAACAAAGAGCGTCAAAGGGCTTTTCTTTCGGTTTACGTTCCGGAAGACGAGACCGGTAAAAAATAGATAATCATATGGATATTATAATCGCTACCACAACCGCGACTTCGACGATTTACCGCCTGACCGACGAGGCCTTAAATCTCCTTAACTTCAATTATCAATTCTGGACGTTCGTTGTTTGCGTTGCCCTGGGATTCGCCGTGATATTTTTAATTCTTAACATTTTCGACTAATATGCACGCCGCGATTATAACTTTCTTTGAGTCTCTCGGGAACATCATCGTTCCCGTCCTGGCAATCGCCTTGATCGCCAAATTATTAATAAGAATTAGCAGATAATAAATTATGTGCTCCGCTGAAATATTAATCTCAAACTCTTGCTACCTGGATAACTGGGTCAATATCACACACTCTTTATCCGCGGGCTTGGTTATGGGCGCGTTTCTCGGAGTAACGGTCGGCATAATTCTATTATTTCTTAAAAAATAATTTTAACTGTAATTTTTATGATGAATTTCATTAAGAAAATTAAAGTGGGGTTAATGGCTTTGCTGGGTATTATCGGCTTCAGTGCCGCTAACGCTTATGCGGCCGTGGATGCGGATATCGCTTCCACAACCAGCGGAATGGCGGTAACCGTTAAGGAAAACTTAATGGGCGTCCTAATTTCCAACTTGCCGACGATAGTCATTGTCGGTGTAGCCGTCTTAGCGATCGGCTTCATTTGGAGATTATTCCGCAGATTCGCTAAATAGCCCTCAGGTTGCCCGATAATAAAAATCGGGCAACTTACAGGGAGATTGTGATATCGGTTAAGAACCGGTGACGAGGGACAAAAATGCGTTTTAAAAGTTTTATCGCTTTTAGTTCGGCAAACAAATACCCTCTCTCCTTTTAATAATATTTAACCTTTGACCGTTATGAAAAAGTTAAATTTTAAAAAATACTCATTTGGATTATTTTTTGTACTCTCACTATTTGGAATATTTTTTAACTCGCTCCACACCGTTAAAGCGACGAGCGGTATTTATTTAGATAGTACCGGATATACATATCGTCTAAACTCTGATGACGGAGCCGGTAATTTTACGTTCGCTAATACAATAAGCTCGACCTGCGCCAACAGTTTTTTAATGGCTTTTGTTTCTACTTACGCCGACGGTAGCGGTTGGGACAGCGTTTCTTATGGCGGCGTTCAAATGACCGATAGCGGAATCGGCGGACAGGCTTATGTTGGTCAGGTTCGTCATATGCGCTGGCAAACATTTGTTTTAAAAAGTCCTCTTTCGGGGACAAGAAATTTTCATGTTAGAAACACTCGCGGTCTTTACTCCGACCCGGCGACCATAGTTTTAAAAACATTTTGTAATGTTGATCAAACTACACCCCTAGATTTCGTGCGAGGCGGAGTAAGCAATTATAGTGGCAACGGAATCGGGAGCGGTTATTTCAATATCACCAATGATAATAGTTTGGTTCTATTTAACTATATCGTAGCAACAGGCGGAACAGTCACGGGAACATCAGGCTACACGAAAGATACGATGTATGCCTATAACGCTGTCGGCGATCAACAAATTTATAATTTTTTTACGGCGACAATAGGCAGAAAAACTCAATACGATTATTACTATGTAGGCGGAACCGATACCGACTGGGCTCGTTCTTTGGATTTATTTGTTTTAAACTCCGCCGCTCCGACTTCCAATATATCAATAACTACTCACACGATAAATCAAGCTAACGGAAACGTCACTATCTATGGCACTTGCGACACAATCGGAACCGGACAAAATCAATTAGATATTTTCGCCAACTCGCAAGGCGATCCAAAACTATTTGTCGTCGATTGTCTCAACAACGGCTTCTCGGCGATTTATCCGGGAATGGATTATGGCACTTCGACAATTTACGTCATCGACGCTTTAAATAATGCCTCATTAAACCGAGCGAGTTTTACGGAAACGAGAAATCGCCCACCGTCTAATATAGAAATAATGTATCCAGAGGCCAGTTTTTCTAAACGCGGCACAACGCAAGAATTCGTCGGCTACTGCGAACCGTTTTATAGCGGCGGACTATCCCCCGAAAATGCCGTGCCTAATACCCTGACGATTCAATCCGGAAGTTCTATGCCGCCGGTAGCGCCGTCTTGCACCTGCACGCCAAACGATGAAGATTTTACCTGGGGGACTTTCTCTTGTTGGTATACCGCCAGGACATACGGCACGACTAACGTCTGTATTATCGACACGAAAGATTACAACAACATCGATTGTCTGCAAATGGACTTTACCGATTATAACGGCGCGACTTTAGTTTTTTATCCTTATTTCCAATGGTCTTTTGATTCCGGAGCCGGAGCCAAGTTTGAGCAATCATCGATGAATATTTATGACACCCAAGGAATAAATCAAAGCGCGGTGCCGCTTTATTTTACTTTTTCGCAAGACGTCTATAACGCTTCATCGACTTATATTTTTAAATTGGAGGATTACACCGTCAGCACCACGTCGCCGCAAGTCATTTCATCTTCGACGGTTGCTGATCTGAATCTTAATCAGTTTCGGCAAATAGGCTTTGAACGCGACTTGTCTATTTTAAACAAAAGGAATCTATACGCTTCATTATCAAACGCCACCGGAACTCTAAAAATTTATCAGGGAGTTAATTTATTCCTGTATTATCACCCGATGTATTTTCCCACGCCGCCGATAGACTTCGGCAGTATTTTCCCCCGAATGAAAAGTACTCTTGAGGGAAAATTTATCTTTCATCAATTTTTTCAAGCTTACGATATCTTGCTGGCCAATTTTACTCACGTCATCCCCGAAGTAGTTCCGCAATTTCCGATGAAGTTTATGTCGGGAGATAACAAATTCGATATTGTAGTTCCGGCTCTGGATTTTGAAAGCGCGCCGGTAAAATATTTCGCTCAGCATTTAAGACCAATGGGCGACGGTCTTCTGTGGCTCGGTTTTATTATTTACGTATTCTTTAGAATCTTAGGTGCTTTCAGCCCTAACGATAAAAATTAATTATATGACAGGATATCCATTCGACTGGGCGATAAACGCCTTCATAAAATTCTGCGGCGAGTTCTTTGACTCAATGTTGGCCTTTATTTTTTCCTTTCTGCCTTCTAACGACACTTTCGCCGGCTGGATGAACATCGACGTCGATAAAATAGATTACGCCACCAAAAGAATCGCCGACACGATCAGTTATTTTAACATCGTGTTTCCGTTCGATACTCTGTTTCTGATTTTATCTTTTATGCTTGTCTTCGAGACGGTTCTCTTATTCTTTCGAATAACTCTTCTTGTCATCGGCCTTTTACGAGGCGGACACTAAACATATGATAAACGTCGTCGTCGGCAAGCCCGGCTCGGGAAAAACTTATTACCTAGTCAAGAAAGCTCATAAATTTCTGCGGCAAGGCCGGGATGTTTATTCTAACTTTTTTATTGACTTTAAATCATATGACGAAGAAACAAGAAAGAAATTATTTAATCGTTGGTTGGACAGGTTTTATAATCTTCCTTTTGTTAGGGATGTTCGCTTTCGATTCTTTAATAAAAAAGATAGAAAAATCGGAAAACTCTATTTCTGGAACGAGCTCGAGGACTTGCTCGAGATAAGAGGCGGCGAAATCTTAATCGACGAATGCCAAATATATTTTAATTCCCGTTCTTGGAAAAAACTTCCTTTCCGGCTTCAATACAAATTCCAGCAACACCGAAAACATATCAAAAAAAATAACGACGGTTCTTATATGGCTTTAAATATTTGGGGAGCCGTCCAAAACGTCAAACGCATCGATACCGTCGTGCGAGAACTGGTCAATAATATCTATGCTCTGAAAAAAGTCGGGCCACTGTTTAGAGCCTGTCTATACGACATCGAGGACATCGACAAAGAAAAACGCAAACCCTATAAAGTAAGTTTATATTTATTCAATAAACGCCTGGCCGGTTGTTATGACACTTTCCAGGAAATAGTCGGATTTAAGGATAAAGGTTAAAAGTTCTTTTGGTCATTAAATTGCGGCACAAAAAAAGGAGTCAATCTCGTTAGAGATCAACTCCTAAATTTGTTAAGCCCGAGATTCAACTTGTTTCTCATAGAAAAGATAAATAGTTTTAAGTCTCTTCTCTATGACCGCCCCCGTCTTCTTGTCTTTCTTTTCAATGACAATGAAAGACCGAATGGCTTTTTCATCCTTGCGGACGACGCAGCCGTTTTTGAGCCATTGCTTAAAAGTTAAGCAATTCTCAAACGGGTTATAACGTTTTGCCTCGTCCTCACCCCAACGCTCGGCGATTTGTTTTCTGACGAGTTCAGAAGTGTTCTTTGACCCCGTCCAATTTGATTTGACTGATATAGTCATAAAATTAAAATGGCGACTGATTTTAAATACCGAAGACAACGTCGCCTTAAATTGTCTTTCAGCGACGAATAAGACAGCGACTGATTGCTTGCGACGGTCAAAGTGGAGGCGTAGCACTACCTTGATAGGCGATAAGCTGACGCTACAATGAGAAGCACAGACAGACAATTTTTCTTTCGGGACAGTTAGTATTTGTTCCAAAAAATAGTTTTGACCGGCCGCCTTATTATTTTTTTATTTATCGGCGAGTTCTGCTAACGAGCCGATAAATAAAAATAGAAGCGGCCGGTAAATGAGATTTTAGACAAGACGGCCTGTTCTTATATTAATTAACTTGACCATACGCACACACCGGGCCGTCATCGCGAAGATTACATAAATAATATGATATACAAAGACATTAGAGAAAAATTTGATTACATCATTTGGCTGAGAGAAAGAATAAACAAACTTAATTTCGGCATAAGTCAAAAAGTAAAAACTGATTCCACGAATGATTTCGCTTTGCTGACTCGTAAAGTTAAATCATACCAACAGGAATTTCAGCTCGTTTTGGACGAACTGTATTTCCTTCTTAAAGATGAAGACCTATTGGCAAAAATTAATTATCTCGGGCAAGAAAGCGGAGCTTTACGAATACGAAGCGCCTATTTACGTTGGCAAAAGGAAAAAGAAGAGAAAGCCCGCCAAAAGGCGAACCAGGGAAGAAGTAGCGGCCGAAGTCAAAGACAGCGAAGAATGCGAATTTAAAATGGAAGTGATGAGACACTTCTCTTTAAGGCGAACCAGGGCAAGAATAGTCCGCCTGGTCGATTCCAATCCCGACCTAAAAATTTTTATTACTCTGACCTTCAAAGAAAACATCCGGGAGCTTGGCGAGGCCAACATAATATTTAAAAAATTTATCAAAAGATTAAAAAGAAAAAGAAAAGATTTGAAATATTTGGCCGTGCCGGAATTTCAAAGCCGCGGCGCCGTTCATTATCATTTGCTGGTTAATTTCGAAATGGCCAATGACGAACTGGCGGCCATTTGGAATCAGGGCTTTGTAATGATAAACCGAGTAAAGCATATCAATCATCTCGGCCTTTATATCTCCAAATACGTCGGCAAAAATTTATTCGATATTCGTTATTTCGGAATGCGCAAGATCCTGGCTTCCAAAAATCTGGAGCAACCGATTATAATCACCGCCCTGAAAGAAATAAAAGAATTTGTCGCCAATGCTATCGGCAATATTCCGCCGCTGTTTGAAACATTTTATAATTCCGATTGGCTGGGAATAATCCGCTACCGGCTATACGGCTAAAAATACCTTTGATTAAAACATAGTCGCAAGGACTGTGTATGAACATAAAAAAAGAGCACGTCGATAAATTTATCAGCGTCTACGAAAAAACGTTCCACGAAAAAGTCGCTTATAAAGAAGCGTTCGAGCAATGTCTACAGTTAGTTCTTTTACTTAGCACTGTTTATCACTCAATGACTCCCGAAGATTTTAAGCGCGTTCAAGAAAGACGCCGAAAAACCGGCGATTTATAGGGTCTTGAAATAATAAACGGCTGTGATATTATATAGGTAGCATCCAATTAAATAATACCCGCCAAAGGATTTTTTATACTCTTCCCCAAAAAGGGACAGTTCTGCTGACGAGTATTGCCTTTGGCGATATTTAGTTGGATGCTCAGGACTGCCCCTTTTTGTTATGAAAAAACCAAAAATCACAAAATCAAATTTGGAGGGCAACACCCTTCTAAATATGGCCGAAGCTTTAAACGAGATTCGGATTGATTTTGAATTGCCCGATGAACATTTAGACCGAGAAGACAAAGCCAAAGTGCTGAAAGATATTAGAGATGATTTAACTGATATCTTTTGGAATTACAAATTGGTTAAAAAAAATAAGTATGCAACCGACGACAAGTAA